CACTAGTGAGTCCTTTGGTCTCCCTGCTACTGCTGATCTTATGTTTGCCCTTATTTCAACTGAAGAACTCGAATCCTTGGGACAGATACTTGTGAAGCAATTGAAGAATAGATATAATGATGCCAACCTTTGTAAGAGGTTTGTAGTTGGTATTGATCGCGCAAAGATGAGACTGTATGATTGTGAGCAGACAGCACAAGATGACATACTTGACTCTGGTCAGGAAGAAGAGTATAATAACGAGGAGAGAACTAAAAAATCATTCTCAGGATTTAAGTTTTGAACGGATACTACTCTGTATTTGATCCAACTGGTAAAAAGATTGCTGATTGCGGATCTATTAAAGATGCCGTTAATCTTCTTAGAACAAGAGGTGATGGACACTATTACCAATTCAACCCAATCTATGAAACAGTTGAGGTTAAACTCTTAGAAAGACCTAAACTTCCAACTAAAGATATTGTCGTTAATATGGACGGTGGTGTTGGTGGTAGTTGGAAAGAGGTAGAATACATTGAAGTTCAAGGACAAAAATTACAAATACAACAATCCGAACAACCCAAATTAGACTTATGAGTAATGTAAACACTGACGCATATCTTGAGTTTGTAGATGCTGTCACATCTCAACCCAGTAAAGATGCCGATGCTTTTGAGTATCGTATTCAAGAACTTCGTGGAGAAGGATTTGAAACACAACGACTTCTTACTGCTGCTGTAGGAATGTCTGCTGAGGCAGGTGAATTTACTGAGATCGTTAAGAAGATTGTCTTCCAGGGCAAACCTGTAAACGTTGAAAATCTGTTTCATCTTAAACGTGAACTTGGAGATATCATGTGGTATGTTGCTCAGGCATGTATGGGACTCAATATTTCTCTTGATGATATTATTGAGATGAATGTTGATAAACTCAAGTCAAGATATCCTGGCGGTGAGTTTGATATTCACTACTCTGAGAACCGAGTTGAAGGGGATGTATGAGTAAAAAATCATTTAAGAATAAGCATAAGCAGCAATGGGAGTGGGAAGAAACTACTGAGACTAAAGCAGCAATTGCTGCTCTTCATGAAGGCATTCGTCAGCGTAAGTTAAAAGAGCAAGACGATAAACTAAACTATGAAACAGGAGGCAAATGAAACTACTCACACTAGAAGACTATCAAAAAGCAGGAGAAACGTTCTGGCCTAAGTATTGGTACGTTGCCAAAGAACTTGGTGAAGATGCTAAACCTGAAGATATTATCAAAGTAATGGAAGCAGTTGGTGGTGTGGCATTGAAACTTGCATTAGACGATAAAGAAGGTCCATTCGGATTTAATAAGAAAATTAATGAAGATGAAGCACAAATCGTAGAATCTCCAGAGAATGTACCACCTGGAACTGTAGCAATTAAAACTAATGGTCAGTGGGCAGCATATGAACTCTGATCAGACTAAAACCGAAGAGGTTAAAGTTCCTGAAGGTGCCGAACTTATAGATGAGTGTTTCTATGTTTGGGAAACACGATATGGATTGTATTCTACTATGACAAAGCAAGGTCGTCAGATGATAACCGGTGCTACTAAAAATGGTGTCACTCTTATGACACGTTGGCATCTTAAGTGTGAGCAAGATGGTACATTAGAACAATACACCAGAGTTGTTGGTGATGGATTTGTTGGAGGAAAACTGTAATTTTTTTCCTATTCTAAATACTTAAAATAAAAGTGTTATAGGATGAAAACTTTTAATCAATTCTTAATAGAGATAGAACGATTGAATCCAGATGGTTCTTATAGAACTAAACCAAAAAAACCACAAGTTGGTGATAAAGCAACTGATCCTGAAGCACTAAAGGCGATTGAATTTGAGAAGCAGATTGGTAGAACTAAAACATTGCCAACTAATGTAAGACCTAAGTATAACCAATCAGTGAAACAACCTGCTCCAAAACCTGTTGCATCTGATAAACCTGCTGCCGCTGGTCCTGGTGGATATACTATTCCTTCTAGTGCTAGACCTGTTACCAAACCTGCATCACCTGCTATGCAACGCACTACTGGCACAAACACACAAACAAGAACAGTTGGTGAAATATCACCTAATCAAATTAAACCTTATAAATATGATCGTGCGGCATCAAAGAAAGCTTTTGATAACCTTGCAGGTGGGTAGATAAATAAAATTAAAAAGCAATGACTGTTTTAAGAAGCACTATAACCTACAATGTCTGACTCTGAGGTATTACTTGCAATAAACTCTGCTTTGCAAGGAGTTCAAACTAAGGTTATAAAAGCAGGACCGAAAGTAGATAAAATACGTGTCATATCTTCTCAAAGAGCAGAGATACAGGATAAAATATCTAAGAGACTTAATCAGTTGAGGGTAAGATATGTCAATGAGATTGAAAAGAGTGAGTCTTCATTCCCTGTAACTAAGATTCCTTTGCAGAAAGGAGTCATTAAACTAATTTACAAGAAAGGTGCTGGTGGCGGTTCGGGTGCAGGAGCAGCACTAACTAAACTTGCAGAGTCTTCTCAAGCACTGTACGCTGCTCTTGTGTTCAATGTCCTTGGTCGTGAAATGTCTATCAAGGATGTAACCAAAGAAAACTTTACTAGGGCAGCGGGTTCTGCTATTACTGATGAAAAGTTTGACAGTATGGTAAATAATTTGCCAGACGACTGGATTAATTCTTCTATTGCTGGCGCAAATTCCTTGTATAGAATGTACAAAGGGAAAGGAAAGTTTACTTTTCATAGAGGTTCAAAGTTAGTTGATTCAGTTGAAAAGACATTTACTGCGATCAATAGGCAAGAAGGAGCATTTGGAAATTTAAACAAATGGAGTCCTGCTGACATCTATATGGTAGGCGGTGGGTTTAATGTTGGTGCGCTTCAAGCAGAAAAAACATTGAAAGGACTCAATGAAAAAATGTTTGAATTTATTCAATCTAATCAATTGATTGGTGTTTCTCTTAAGAAGATAACTGGAACTGGTAGAATAAGTAAGAAGAACTTTCCTACTGATAAGAAATTGATGACTGCTTCTTATAGAGGAACTAGTACAAATCTTGATGCCATGGATGGATATATTCAATGGGGTCCTCAAACTACAGAGAAAATTCAGTTTAGAAGTTTTGGTGGTGAAATATCTCTCACAGGATGGCAGGGGGAAATCAAAGGTGCATCTGCAAACCAGGGTAAGATCTCGTTAGGTCCTATTAATTTTATTTTAAATAGGCACGGTCTTTCAAAGTTGCCGACTTCATTGGTGTCTGCTCAACTTGCTAGAAATAATACTGATCAACATGCAAAAAATATTGCACAAATGATGATAACTTCTGGAATTATAAAATCAAATCAACTAGATCAAACTGTTGAGATGATAAAACAAAGAAGTGATAAGTATAGATATTCAAAGTATCTTGTAATGATATTGCTTACTACAATTTCAAACGCACCTGCTCAAATCAGAAATCAAGTTGTTCAAGATTTTTATCTCTATGCAAGTTCTCAGGCAACGTATTCTGCACCTTATATAAAACTAGAGTGATAAATAAAGTATAAGGACTTACAATATAAATGAAGAACTTTCTAAAATTCTTTACTGAAGCAAAAGCATCTGTTGCATCCGAAAGAGCCAAGAAAATGGGTCTTAAGACGGATGGACATGGCGGTTGGTATAATGTGTCTGGAGAATTTGTTGCAAAAACTGAAGGTGGAGAATTAAAGTTCTATAATAAAGGTCAAAAACCTGGTAAGGATCAACCAGAGGATTCTGAAAAGAAAGCAAAAGCAGCAACAACTCCTCAGAAAACAACTGCACCTATATCACCTGAAGCAGGTGAAAGTGAGGAGAGTCAAAGTAACGCAGTAACTGTTGTATTTGGTCGTTTCAATCCACCAACAACAGGTCATAAGAAATTGCTTGACACTGCATACGGAATATCTGCTGGGTCTGACTTTAAGGTATATCCTTCAAGGTCTCAGGATGCTAAAAAGAATCCTTTGAATCCTGATTCTAAGGTTAAATATATGAAAAAAATGTTCTCTAAGTATGAGGACAATATTATCAATGACGATAATATGAAAACGATTTTCAATGTTCTTCAGGGAGCATATGATGATGGATATACTGAAGTTACTATTGTTGTTGGTGCAGATAGACTTGGTGAGTTTAAGAACCTTGCCAATAAGTATAATGGCGAACTGTATGACTTTGAAAATATTAACGTAGTATCTGCCGGAGAAAGAGATGCAGATGCTGAAGGTGTAGAAGGAATGTCTGCTTCCAAATTACGTAAGGCAGCAACTGAAGATGACTTTGAAACTTTCCGTTCTGGAATTCCAAATACACTTGAAGATAAAGATGCAAAGGCATTATATGCTCTCATCAAAAAACAAATGAGAACTTCTGAGAAGAAAGAAGTAGAAGAGTTGTGGCAGATTGCACCTAAACTTGATATGAAGAATCTGCGCGAAAACTATGTGTCAGATAGAATTTATTCTATTGGTGATATCATAGAGAACCTTAACACTGGTCTTATTGGCGAAGTTATCCGTAGAGGAACAAATCATCTTATTTGTTTGACTCAAGAGAGTTTGATGTTTAAGTCTTGGATTAAAGATGTAACCGAGTCTGCTTATACTGATGAATCTGGTGTTCCTGCAAGTCAGAGAGAAGTTGGAACAGATTCTCTTAGAAAATATGCAATGAGATTGACCCATACTACTACCATTAATAATTTCATAAATAAATATAAGAAAAAGTCTAAGTAAAATACCATGATAACTAATGGACTCGGTATCTCTAAGAATCCTCTAAACGATATTTCAAAAATATATCTTGAGAGTATTGCTAAAACTCCTGAAGTTAATGAAATCAACGAAGGAATTCGTGATAAGGACTCAGAAAAGGGAACTGATGAGCGTAAAGCACGTCTTGAGAAAAAACGTGGGATGAAGGTGGACGATCATCCTGAATATAAAAAAGGTGTAGAAGCACCTGCAGAAAAACTTAAGACTGACCGTGATGGTTATCGTGTCCCTAAGAAGGATGCTGATTCTGCTAGAGAAAGACTGCTTGCAAAAGCAAGAGCAAAGAGAGAAAAAATGAGTGAAGATCTTGACTCAGTGGGTCAAGAGGATGCTGATATTGATAACGACGGAGATACCGATAAGACTGATAAGTATCTTCATAACAGAAGAAAGGCAATCGGTAAGGCGATCAAGAAGAAGAAAGGTATCAAGGAAGGTCATTGTGAAGAAAAAGGAGTCAAGTGTTCCGACGTAGAAAAGAAGAAAGACTCTAAGAAGAGTATGAAAGAGCATGTCTCATGGAGACAAGACCTCATTGAGATTATGGATGATATTGAGAGCCAGAAGGAAGTTAAGGAAAAGAAAGTTGACAATAAAATTAAAATCAATCCAAAACTTGGTGAAGCAGTTGAAGAAATCGGTGGTACACTGATTGAAATGATTGAAGTTGATGAGATGGATGTTCTCATTGAGAGCATTTATAAAGAACTGATTGAAGAAGGTTACTCTGAAGATGATGTTGAGGAATCAATTGAATTTGCTCTGACTGAAGAACTCAGTGAAGCATCCGACAAGTATTATGATTCTGCAGTGAAGGCATCTAAAAAAGCAGATGCTAAGACTAAAAGGACAGAGATGGTTAAGAAAGCAAAGGGTCGTTTGAGATTCCTTGGCAGAAAAGTGAAAGAGAAGGTTGGTTCTGTAAAGAAAAAGGCAGGAATCGCATCGGCACAAGCACAAGTCGCTGCTTATAACAAAGCAAGAGAAACTGCACAAACTGCAGGCGATAAGGCAAGAAGAGCAAAGAAAAATGTAGAGGATGCGCCTAAGAAAGCAAAAAAAGGTGTGAAAGGTTTACTTAAGAGAGCAGCACAGAAAGTTGTTGACCGTATGAGTGAAGAAACCGAAGATTCATTGAAGGATCGCCGCATGGAACGTGGTGGTGTTGATGGTAATAATCGTTACAAGAGTGCTACTAAAAATGTTGCTATGGGTGGTGAAAAGAAGAAACCCTATGATGGTATGTCTGCACTTGAGAAAGTAAAGGCAAGCATCCGTGCTAAGCATGGACAGGGTGCGATCATGGACACCAAGAAGAAGTAATGCCTGCCGTATCTAAGGCACAACAAAGGTTTATGGGTATGGTTTATGCCACCAAGAAAGGTGACATGACCAACCCTTCACCCGAGGTTGCTCAAGCAGCAGCATCTATGAAGAAGAGTGATGCGAAAGACTTTGCATCAACTAAGCATAAGAAACTCCCTGAGAAGAAAACTTTTAAAGAATTTATGGGTGACTTATGAATGTAGGAAATGGCGGATACACTCAGGCAGCAGATGCTTCAGGACCCTTTGCTGGATTTGATAAAAAGTTATTCAGAGGGGATGAAGATCTTCTTTCTCAAGATTTTCAAACTGCTGCTGAACCGGGTCAAAATAAATATAATACTGGTTCAGGAGTTTATCCTGTAATGAAAGTATCTCTCTCAAATAATATGGGAGACGGTCCTTCTATTGATGCTATGGTTGCTGCATCAAAAAAATTTGTAAACAAGATGGACGAACAGAACTATCGTAGAGTGCGAACTATGTTTGCTGAAAAAGTCGATTATGCTGATTCTAAGCAAATGAAAAAATTTGCCGATGAGAAAAAGAAGTATAAAGAACAAGATAAGAGAATGAAGTTTGGTAAATTCTCCAAACGCGCTGAAGAGGCAAGAGATCGTTTACGTCCTGGTGAAGTAAAACGTTATGATAAAGCAAAAGGTAAGTGGGTTTCTAATAAGGATTGATATATAGTATTAACAACTGAGGTTTACTATGCTATCCTTTCTACTACCATTAGCAGCAAAAATTATTAAAGATGCTGTCGCAAACATTCCAGAAAATGAAGAACTCGGTGAGAAAATGGTTGAGATCTGTCTTGTTATTCTTGCTAAAGCAGTTAAGTTAACCAAGACCGATATGGACGATCAACTTTTAGAGGTTGTCACGAAAGCAATCAATAATCGCGAAGAAACATAATTAAAGGAGACCAATCTACAAGACCTCCTTTCTTATAAATATTTTCATAAAAGAATTTAAGGGAAAGAATCATGCCTTTATGGGGAACAACTGACGGAACTAAACCAAAGTGGCTTACTGATGCTGAAAAGCAAGAAGTGTTTGCTACTGCAAGTGGATACGTTGTTGAACCAGGATCTAAAATGACTGGCAATGATAACGTAAATGCACAACCTGAAGTGTTAGTGGCACTTGGTGAGTTAGCAACTAAGATTGGTGCTGCTACAATTACTGAGATTGAATTTATGACAACTGCCTTTAGTAAAGGTGCTGGTGGTACAATCTCTATGCGTGTAAGATATAATGAAGAAGTGACTGTAACTGGAACACCACATTTCGTTATTAATAACACAACAAGTTCATCAAGACATCAAACTTGTCTTTATGTTAGTGGATCAGGTACTAATGAATTAATATTTGGTAAGACGTTAGGTGCAGCATCAGCAGATACAAATGCTAATGATGTACTCAATGTTATCGCTAACCCAATTGCACAAAGTGGTGGTTCAACAATCAAAGATAAGGGTACATCAACTAACTCAGAGATCACAAGTTCTGTTGCTATTGGTACTGCTGCCGGTACATTGACTATTGCTGCATAACATCTAAATATTTGAAATGGTTAATTTAATATGTTTTTTACTGAGTTGAATGAGGATAACTTCCTTTTATTCGCGATTAAAAATTATGAAAATCCTCAAGCCGTAACAAAAGAAGACTTTGATAAAGACTTAAATCATTTTAAGTATATTAAAAGATTATTGAAACGATATAAGAATACGGGGGAACTCAAAGTTCCCCTTCTTATTAATCATTTTATTATTCTTTATAATATTTTTGGGGAAGCGGCAACTCCGATGTTATTCTTTAAAATTGAGAAAGAGTTGTGGTCTATCATAAAAACTTTTATGTTGTTTTTGAATCGTATTCCTGAATATCCAAAGTGTTATATACACGATATTCATGTTGATCTTGATTGTTTAAAGGAATTGCAGAAGATTTACAATGAAAGAAAGGATTCTCAATAAAATTTTAAATATTGTCAGGGAATCTTTGTATGAAGATGCTCCCGTAAACAACGTTGGCGACGGAAAAATCGCTGGTACTGTAGAAGCAGGTGATGATCCTCCAGTTAGAAAAAAGAAAAAGAGAATTCCAACACCTGTAGGAAGATACGGTACACGTAGAACCTGGTTGCAAAATGGCAGATCAAATTAAGGTTGCAGTATTAGAAGAACGACTTGAAAACTTTGAGATGTTTGTTTCTAAATTAGACTCTGCTATTGAAAAAATTGCAGAGGTAAATAATAATGTGTCGCGCATGTTGGCGGTTCATGAACAGAGAATATCGAAGCAAGAGGAAATCGACTCGGTGTTGTTTGATAAAATCGACAAACTCCGTGATAAAATGGACAGCGATCATGACAACGTTACTAAACGATTATCAATACTGGAACGGAAATTTTGGGTTGCTATTGGAACACTGGGAGCAATCGTAGTATTATCCAGTCCTCAGTCAATCAAACTCATTAAACCCTTGTTATCTTCCGCAAATAGTGTTATGATTACACCAGCGGTGGCTTTTGTGAATGGATCACGTTGATTCTAAATTTATTAGTCTGCTTTCTAATCGTTTAAGTAAGTTTAAGAGAGTAAAAGCGGGTCTTTATAACTTTCGCTGCCCACTTTGTGGTGACTCAAAGAAGAATAAGAATAAAACACGGGGATATATTTACCAAGTAAAGAATAATACTAACTTCAAGTGCCATAACTGCGGAGCATCTTTATCATTCAACAACTTCTTGAAGGATATTGATCCAGGACTTCATAAGCAATATACGCTAGAAAAGTTTAAGGAAGGACACTCTGGCAAAAACTTTACGGTTGAGGAACCAAAGTTTGTCTTTCAACCGCCTAAGTTTAAAGACAAGGTAAAACTTCCGAAGTGCTCTGAGGATCCTCTTCCAGATGGGTATTTGACTTCTAGGAAACTTGATTCAGATAAGTTTTACTTTGCTGAGAAGTTTAAAAAGTATGTAAATTCAAAGAAAAAAGTCTTTGAACATATAAAATACGACGAACCAAGGATTATTATTCCTCTATACTACAAGGAATCCTTGATTGGAATTCAAGGCAGATCTATGGATTTTGGAAATCCTAACTCTGTTAAATATATCACTGTGATGTTTAATGATGATGCTCCAAAAATCTACGGACTGGATACCGTCAGAACAGATGCTCCAGTCTATGTTACAGAAGGACCGTTCGACAGTACGTTCATTCGCAATGCGATTGCTATGTGTGGAGCTGACGCTGATGTTGGTCGTTGGGGGATTAACAATCCTGTTTGGATCTATGATAACGAACCGAGAAATCGAGAAATTGTCAACCGAATATCCAAAACAATTGATTCTGGTCAATCGCTAGTCATCTGGCCGTCTAATATTAATGAAAAAGACATAAATGATATGGTGATATCTGGATTTGACGTTCAGTCTGTGATAGAATCTAATACTTACTCTGGTCTGCAAGCAAAACTTAAATTTAATTCTTGGAAGAAAATATGAGCAACGGTACGAAAGTTAAAAAGCGTGATGGTCGAATTGAACCTCTAGACCTAGATAAGATGCATTTGATGGTTGACGAGGCAACCAGGGGTCTTGCGGGGGTATCTGCGAGTCAAGTTGAAATGAAGTCTGGTATCCAGTTTTATGACGGCATTACAACTGAAGAAATTCAAGAGATTCTGATTCGTGCTGCTAGCGATCTTATTGATTTGGAACATCCTAACTATCAATTTGTTGCAGCACGTCTTTTGTTGTTTTCTGTTCGCAAACAACTCTATGGAAAGACGCCTGAATTGCCGCCACTTGAGCAGCACATATATCAATGTGTAAATCGTGAAGTTTATGATAGTTCTATTTTTGTTAAGTATTCACTAGAGGAAATCTCTAAGGCAAACTCTTGGATTGATCATGACCGAGATTATTTGTTTACTTACGCTGGTCTTCGTCAGGTAGTTGATAAGTATTTGGTTCAGGATCGCAGTACAGGTGGAGTATATGAGACTCCACAGTTCATGTATATGATGATTGCTCTGACTATTTTTGCAGAGTATCCAAAAGAAAAAAGGATGTCCTATGTCAAACGATACTACGACGCAATCTCCAAACACAAAATCAACATCCCAACACCAATCATGGCAGGGGTCAGGACCCCAATGCGTCAGTTTGCGAGTTGTGTTCTCGTTGATGTTGATGACACCCTCGATTCTATCTTTAGCAGTGACATGGCTATTGGTAAATATGTTGCACAACGTGCAGGAATCGGCATCAACGCAGGTAGAATCCGTGGGATCAATTCTAAAATCAGAGGTGGAGAGGTACAACACACAGGCGTGGTCCCCTTCCTTAAAAAGTTTGAATCAACTGTACGATGCTGCACTCAAAACGGCATCAGAGGTGGTTCTGCTACAGTTCACTTTCCTGTCTGGCACCAAGAAATAGAAGATATCATTGTTCTTAAGAACAACAAAGGCACAGAAGACAATCGGGTACGTAAACTTGACTACTCCATCCAAATTTCAAAACTTTTCTACGAACGTTTCATTGCGAATGGAGAGATTAGCTTATTCTCACCGCATGACGTACCAGGTTTGTTCGATGCTTTCGGGACTGATAAGTTTGACGATCTCTATGTGGCTTATGAACAGGATGAGTTTACTCCAAGAAAGACTATCGGGGCGCAGGAATTAATTCTAAACATCCTTAAGGAAAGGGCAGAAACTGGTCGCATCTATCTGATGAATATCGATCACTGCAATTCTCACTCATCATTCAAAGATAAGGTTGAGATGTCTAACCTCTGTCAAGAGATTACTCTTCCTACATATCCTATTAATCATATTGATGACGAAAATGGTGAGATTGCTTTGTGCATTCTCTCTGCAATTAACGTTGGAAAGATCAAATCTGATGAAGAGTTAGAAGATCTTTGCGAACTTGCTGTTCGTGGACTGGAAGAACTGATTGACTATCAAGAGTATCCTGTAGCAGCAGCAGAACGTGCTACAAAGGCACGTAGATCGCTTGGAGTAGGATTTATTGGTCTTGCTCATTATTTGGCAAAACTAGGTTACCAATACGACTCTCAAGAAGCATGGGATGCAGTTCATGGACTCTCCGAGTCCTTCCAGTATTATCTTTTAAAGACTTCAAATGAACTCGCAAAAGAAAAAGGATGGTGTGATGATTTTGGTCGCACCAAGTATTCAGATGGAATTCTTCCAATTGATACATATAAGAATGACGTTGATGAAATCTGTAATCAAACATTAGCACATGATTGGGAAAGTCTTAGAGCATCTATCACCACCCACGGTCTTAGGCACTCAACATTGTCGGCACAGATGCCATCGGAGTCTAGTTCCGTTGTGTCAAATGCAACCAATGGAATTGAACCACCAAGAGATTACTTGTCCATTAAGAAATCAAAGAAGGGGCCTCTTAAGCAAATTGTTCCACAATACAATTCTTTGAAAAATAACTATACATTATTGTGGGACATGGAATCTAATCGCGGCTACATTAATGTTGTTGCTGTGATGCAGAAATTCTTTGACCAAGCAATTTCTGGAAACTGGAGTTATAATCCAGAGAACTATCCAGATAATGAAGTACCTGTTTCGATTATGGCACAAGACTTTTTGACTACATATAAGTATGGTTGGAAAACTTCTTATTATCAAAATACTTACGATAGTAAGAATGATGAGATTGAAGAAGAGAAACCAAATTTGGATAGTTTGTTAACCGATCTAGAACACGCCGAGGAGGGAGAGTGTGAATCCTGTGCAGTTTAAAATATCATCTTTGGAAAACACTAATACTACTGTTAAAGGTATGACTGTCTTTAACACTGAACAAGTTAATACTAAAAAGCAACCGATGTTTTTCGGTAAACCTCTGGGTATCCAGAGATATGATTCATACAAATATCCAATTTTTGATAAACTTACCACACAACAATTAGGATACTTCTGGAGACCTGAAGAGGTTTCTTTGCAGAAGGATCG